TCGTGACCCCACCGCCAGTGCCACTGGGAATCGACCATCCACCTGATGCGTCCAAAAATTTTCCAGCGGCTGCATCTCCTGCTGCTGGAGCTGGTACTAAACCAACGCGCCCACCTGCGCCCGCATCTCCGTAAAATGGCGTTAAAAACGGAGGCAACCAACCGTAATTATTTATCGTAGACATGATTTACTCCGTCAAAAAAATGCCCGCTTTGTTCCGATGATTGACACACTTCCGCTTCCACCCGATCGGTTCCATGCGACGACGCAATAATCAGCCGCTGTTAAATAGGCCGAATCGATCTGCTGTCCTGTGAGATTTCCTGCAAATTTTCCAGAGGTAATCGGATAAGCAAAATTGGGAGGACGCGTAAATGTATCGCTTGTTGGCGGAGTATTTTGACAGTAAATTGAGAGCGTTCCAGACGCGTCTGAGGAGGTCATGTTGAGATCAAATGCGTATCCTTGCATTCCTCTGACATCAATAACAGACGAACCACTGGCCCCGAGGCTCAATGATTGATCGATAGGTGCACTTGGCATGGTGACCTCTTTTATAAATATTATTTTTTTCTGGAGCTATTTAGTTGTATCACAGCTCGATCGCGTTTAAAACGTCAAGCGGTAAAATTGAATCAATACATTTTGGTGAGTTATAGCCTTCTTTGCAGTTTTGCATCCAATCGGAATTCTTCCACCAACAGTCACCGCAGAATTTTGGCGCTAGATTGGTATTTTCTGGATATCCGAAATAATTTACATTGGTTGATCCAAAGATAACCAAAGATTTTTTGTTGAGTAAATGTCTAGCATGGACCAAACCACTATCGCCATCGATATGCAAAAGAGAAGATTTTAAAAATCGTAGACTTGTTTTGAAATCAAGCTGCCCAGCAAAATTTACATCAACACCTTTTATCTTATTATGTTTTACTCCGCCAAGCTGAACTACGTTGATATCGGGATATTTTTGCTTGAACAATTGAATAAATTTTTCCCAAGATTCGATGCTCCAGGATTTGGTAGAGCGCATAAATTTATAATAGCAAGATGCGTCAAAACCATCGTGAATGGTAATATATTTTTGAGGATATTCTACATCTTTTATTTCGTCATAAAATTCATATTTTTTGTATTCTTTACCCACAAAATAAAAGGGTAGTGTCCATCTTTTTTGTTCAATTGAAAGAGCCTTATGGGCCATCTCATTTGCGCTGAAAGGATGCCTTTCCAAGATAGCTTTCCATTCTTCTTTTTTTTGTTCGAAACTTTCATACATTTGTCTTATATTTTCTGAAATATTGTACAAACTTTTCTTTGAAAAATAGACCATATCTGTAATAGATACCATAAAATCGAAGTCATTTTTATCGCGTCTTACATTATGGATGGGTGGAAATGTATTGACAAAAGGAAGAAAAATCTTCGCAATAGAAGGAAATTGTGTGTATAAATTTATCCGATATTCTGGAAAATTAAAATAATGTTGAATAAGAGGAGCTGTGATTATTAAATCACCAATCCCTCCCTCTTGTACAATATTCAAAAATTCCATCTTACTTATTCACTTTTACCAATACACAAATGCCATAAAAAGGATAAACATTATCAGGATACCAAACGCAGGTATACTGTTTTCCAGAATTTATATACTCTTCTTTTGCTTCTTCTTTGCAAATAGCTTCTTCTCTCGTAAAACAATTAGAAGCATAAGAAAGATTGCTAATAAACAAAGAAATGAGCACAAAAATTAATTTCTTCATCATGGTTTCCTCCAAACTTGGGTATGACAGCTAACAAGCGGTTGCATGTTAAACATTTTTTCGAAGAAATTGTGCACCAGCACATGTTTTCCTTCGGTTGAAGAATGCGCATCATCTACAGCAATTAAGCACCCTGATGGCACTCTCTCCCATACACTACCAAGTTCAGTCATATGATGTAAACAACTATTTATATGCAATTCTTTCGACCAGTCGTAACTATCTAAAAACAATAGATCTAAATTTTCAGCATCGCATGTTCTGAGAAATCCTACCGAATCGCAATGGATAAATTCAACGCGTTTACAGCGCTCTCTTGCAAATTTTATGGCATTATAGTCTATATCTACTGAATAACATTCACCTTCTTTTTTGGACAAAATCCAGTCCCATAGAAGAGTAGAATGGCCATATCCGAGCCAATCATTTGCTGAGCGCAGTGTGCCAGTCTCAATTATTTTGAGTTTTTTTTGTTTTTCAAGGAGCTCTTTTGCAATAAATTCAAAAGCAGCCCAGCGGTTAAATTGATGTTTTGCATATTCTTTAACGCATAGAAGTGGTTGAAAATTTTGTTGAAATTCTTGGAATAAACTCACTGATAATACTCCGTCACTTCTATAATACCGCTTCCTCCGGCGCCTCCGGCCGCTCCATCGGTACCAGCGAGCCCTCCTCCTCCGCCTGCTCCAACCGCATAGGCGTAACTTGATGCAGGAGAATTGATGATCGCATCGATAAATCCACCAGCACCCCCTCCGGAGCCGCTATAAACGACGCCCGCCGCACCAGCACCTCCGCCGCCGCCACCGCCTCCTGTGCCCGCGATAGCGTCATTACCAGCGCTTGAGACGGTTCCGTTGCTACCTCCAGCCGTCCCGTTACCACCCAGTGCATTGCTACCACCGTTGCCCCCGTGCGCAGTTGAGGTTGCTCCAGCGCTATTCGCCGAATCCCCCCCTTTGCCCCCTTGGTATGCGAGGCCAATAGGGCCTGAGCCTAGAGAAGCTGTCCCCCCCACCGCTCCATCTTGATCAGGTCCTCCTCCTACGCCGCCATTTGCTACCAAAAGAGTAGTTCCAAATGTGGTATTGCCACCTGTGCTTCCAGCACTTCCGCTTGCAGCAGTCGATGAGCCCCCTCCTCCACCCCCTCCTCCAGCCATTCTGACTCGGATATAGAGAGGTTTGCGAGGAGAGGTAGGCAACGTATAAGTCCCACTTCCACTGGTGAATTTTTGAATTGTGGGTCCTACATTTGAATTTGTGTATGTGGCCCAATCGGAAGGGCTAGATGCAGGATTATTATTTAGATTATTATCTACCAAAGAAACATATATCACACCTGATAAACTACAAAATTGATTCGTGTAATAAGTAGTTGCAGCGTCCCATCCAGGTACTCCATTTTGTAATATATATGTGAGTTGGTAAAATGCATCATACAAAACGCTATTCATATCTTGAATGGTAGGACTATATGCACCACCCACTGCTGCGTATAATCCTCCTTTAAATGCAGTCGAATTCTGTACAATTGCCGGAGTAATAGTGGCACCAGAATATAAATTTCCTGGCGGATCTGTCACCAATGAACCGAATTCTGCCATCTCATTTGCGCCAGCATCCGTCCCAAAAAGCTCTTGAGTATATCGTGTTAATGCTGCCATATTTGCTCCTTAAAATATAAAATCTTGATACTGAAGAAACGCCCAGGTATTATTGAAATCTTCGTATGTGTTGAATGGCTTAACAACATCACTGACGCCACCATTTTCATATAAACTAAATCCAAAAAATTGTGTAATATCTGGCGGATTTATGATAGTAAATCCAACCGCCATAGGCTTTGGAATTAATTTTTCTTGTACAAGTGCTGTAAACAGATCAGAACTACCGATTGATTGAGCAAAGATATAACTCATATTCATTGTTTTATAATCGGTTACTATGAATTTTCCTTCAAAGAATTGATTAAGATTTGATTCAATAATACCTAGAGAACTTCCTGAATTATTTTGAACCACAGCAAATTTTATGAGTGTTCTAAAATCATCATCTGACAATGTTATAGTTTTATTTGGAGTCGAAATCGTTCTGACAACGCCTGTATATTTCCCCAAAATATCAAGTTGAACTCCAATAGCTGTGTTGATATCAAATGCATTTTGCACAGCCAAAGGAAGAGTTAAATCTGTTTCAACAATTGAAATGGTGACTGGAGATGAGCTGGCCAATAAATTATTTGTACTAGCAACAAGTAATTGTGCGACAACGGTTAATCCGTTAAAAGTGACAGTAAGTCCATCTGCGATTGAGCCAGTGACAACGAGCTGGCCTAAACCTGATATTAACCTCAACGCCGTTTGTATCGTGCCAGCAGAATCATTCCAATTTAACGTAGATGTAGCTATGCCATCGTATGATAAAACAAAAGTTCCGCTCGTAGGAGAAGGAGAAAATGTGATTGATTGAACCGATGTCTGAGGAATGACAAGGGGAGTTACTGTCGATAAAACTGTGTTATATGCGTTTGGTTTACTTTTGTATTGGAATATCAAAAGATTTGCGTAATAATTTACGAGGTCTAATGTGCTTGTAACTGCCATCATATTCTCCGATAACTCGATGTAAATCCAACATCGTCCTCAGATGGATTATAGATGTGTTGCAATTGTAAATCATCCCAAAGCGAATGAATATTTTTAGCATCAAGCGGAACCCATTCTCTCAAAATATCAATCTCAGGCTTCATTCGCACTTTTTTGACAACGACATCTGGAAAACATGATGCTATCCATGCAGGTCCTGAGTCCAATCCAATCACCATCCGCGCCTGGGAAATTTCCCGAACAAGATCCCAAATAGTGGGCGTTTCTATCTTTGGAATGCCAATATCAGGATCTTCTGGTTTTCCGATATGGAAGAGAGGACAATGTGTGTATTTTTTCAGGACATGCTTGATGATATAATCTGGCATTGCGCCATGCGAACGTCCATGTGTTTGAAATAGAATCTTTTCCCTTTTTTCAAAAGGAAATCCTTCCTCATGATAAAGCCTTGGATGGCGTACATAACAATGGACACTTAGATTTCCGGTATGCTGTTCAGCCATGGAGGTAAAACACGCTCTGTCTTTGGGCATCCACCTAGGATTGTGATTCCAGCCATAGAGCAATTTTGAGCTTTTAAGCAGAGTTTCATCGGGATCCCGAATCACATACGGATTGTGATCCAAAACCCAGTGTTTGGTATCATCGATCACTTTTTGTCCTGTGCTCCGAAAATAATTTTCCGGCACTGTCGTAAACGTCAATGCGTCTCCGATTCCTATTGTCAATTTTATGGACAAAATGATTGTCATGCTGGCACCGTAATCGTGGCAGTGGCGCTATTGCCAAAAGCATCTACGACTTTTGCGATATCAGTCCCAGGAGTGTTCCCTGCTGTATAAAGACCACTACCACTCATCATACCTCCAGAAACGTTAGTTTGAAGGCTGTATGTCAACGTTCCATATCCTCCTAATCCAGTAAATTGCTGGGTGCCAGCTTGTGCCACAGTGACTGTCGTCGGAGATAGAATCATGGGAGTGATGATAATTTGTGATGAAGAAAGCTGAAATTTGTCTTTTTTGGTCGAAGGAGAAAGCGTATTGGAATACCCTTCATTGAATGCAAATGTGATTGCAGCCGGCGCACTTGTCATCAGAGAATTGTTCGTGACTGTCAAAAGTCCAAGGGCTGACTCGACATTTAGCGCGATGGTTAGAGTCTGACTTGCGATAGATCCGGTGACTGTGGCTGCACTTAGGCCCGATACTGCGCGCAAGGCCGATTGAATCGTTGCAGCGTTGTCATTCCAGTTGATATCTGCAGTCGCATTTCCATTGTAGGAAAATTTAAATGTGCCGCTCGCTGCAATCCCAGATAAGGTCGCAACTTGAGTCAAAGCTAAGCTCAGACCCGCATTTGTGACCAAACAATTAGAATCAGCTTGTTGAACAAGAGTAGCCATTTGATTGATGTTTATTTCGCCATTGACCGTAAAATTATAATTTTGCACGAGATAGGTGATGATGCCTGCAATATCTGGTTGATTTACACCATCAATTGACGAAGCTGTAAACGCAATAAACAAATTTTGTTCTTCTACTGTATCATATAAAACTACAAAAGAATTCCCATCTATTTGAGTTATTGTATAACTCGTATCGCCAAACATGCCACAGCCAGCATTTCTTTTGTTATAAATTGTCTCAGCAACTGGATTATATATTCCCCAGTAAACTGGATTTGTTACATCATTTCCAACGTTATTATTTTTCCATGAAATGTAGTTAAATCCTTCAAATGTGACAATATCTCCATATTGATAAATCGTTGTTTCGGACCATGTATCTTCAGGATTATTTGTTGGAATTCCATCTACAATCACCCAAATTGAATGACCAGGAACCCCATTTCCATCTGTCGTATTTCCTTTATTTTCGTAAACAAATGCAGATGTAATTCCATTGATATTCTCAAGTGCAGCTTTTAATCCTTGGAGATATCCTTGTGAAGAAATCGAAACAGATATTTGTCTTCTGGCTCGCAAAGACGCATCAGTTTCTTCATTTAATCCAGTTGATGTTTGCGCCGAAGGGTTATTAACGGAACTCACGCCAAGCACGACTGTGACTGGAATGTTGATCGTATTTATCGTTGTCACATTTGCGCCTGGTGTAGCGGCTCTAAAAGCATAGCTAACAGTTCCAGGACCAACACTGAGTTGTGTTGTTTCTAAAAACCACTGATTTCCTGCACTATCAGCAACTGTATAGATTGGCTGTGCGCTTTGGTCTAAGCCATACAAATTGACAGCTTGTGTCAAAACCAATGTGATATTTGTCGTAGAATATGTTCCAGCTTGTCTTACAACTCCGTTGATTGCGCATCGTTGATCTAGTTGTGTTCCCATAGCATTGTCAGGATCAAACGAATTATAAACTTGTTTTATGAGCTCTTGCACATCTAATTGAGCTTGTATATTGATGTTTATCCATTGTCCGTCTGTAGTATTTGAACTTAAATCAATATCAGACCCATATATAGCCTGCAAATTTGCCGTGATGGCTGCAATTAATTCAGCTTGATTTGCCGTGGTTATACCAGTGGCAGTTAAACTATTTGGCATTTTAATCTCCAGTACCCGCTGAATTAATCAAATTATATTGAAAAATATCGCTTATCAAAGAATAGGCAGTTTGAGCTTGATATGACACACTAAATTCGCGATTGTTAGGATTTACATTTAAACTCAATTGCAAAATACCTGTGACATTCGTCGTATTTAGGATAACAGAACTGATAGAGAGACTCAATGCACGCTCATTTTTTGAGCCGAGCAAATTAAACCAGTCAATCCCAGCAACCACATCAAAAAAGCAATTTCCTAAAAATGACAAAATTCTTGTTTTGATATTTTGTTTTACTGCATCTAAATTTTTGTAGTAGTTGTTCAATCCTTGTCCGAATGTCCAATCCCCATTATCATCTAAAGCACGTACTATCATAAAAACCTCACTCAATTAAAGCTGCTATTTCCGTTGCTATGTTGGTTATTTGCACGCGAATTGCAGTAAATGTTGCAGCATTCGTTGGAATGTTACTCACATTTCCAGGAGAAACTGATGCAGGCTGAACCCCTGTTACTGTTAAAATAGCCAATTGATTGCATAAACTTTCTATGTTTGTGCACAAATCTTGCAATAAATCGTTCAAAGAATTTGTCCCATTTGTTAATGTCAATTTATTATTTTGAGGATTTATGCCATTTTTTACGGTTCCGTTTGTGATTAAAGCCCGCACAGAATCATAAGACTGGATGAGAGTGCTTAAATTATTCGGTCCTACCAATGCAATTGCATCAGAAAATGAATGAAGAGAAGGAGTCTGATTAGGAGCTGTGGTTGCCCCACTGCTAAACCAAGTATCAATATCTCTGTCATTAAATAGCAAGATACATTGATCTCCCTTCGAAATAGGGAACGTTATCCGTGCAGGCCCCCCCCCTATCACAACAACTGGGCAATCTGCAATGATGGGATATTCAATATTGTAGGGAATAAATTTCTGAGAATCTGGGTCTATTTTAAAATAAGTATGTGTGTAATTTATTGTCACCTGAGCAGTTTGTTTGGACGAATCGAAGCTTTGAATCGTTCCTAAATGATGACAATTCAAATTTAAAAGGGTTTGTTTTTGATATAGATCCAGCAAATCTCGCAGTGTTGGTTCTAAATTTGTGCTTAAATTTTGGTTTATAATTGGTATACTCATGAAAATGTCGCTCGTGAAAGTGGCTCTACACCTGTAAAAAATTCGACTGTTGTGATCGCATCTCCACACACTGCTGGAGAAATAACGCCTCTGTGAGTGATAGATTGTATCTTGTAAGGACCGTTTACATTTTGTTTTGCATTGACATTCGCGCTGTTTAATGCAGGAAAAGTTGATGAGTCTAGAATTATTTTTTGTCCAATGATGAGATATGGATCGAACATTATATCAAAAGATACAATGTTTAATTCTCTAAGAGGTGTATTTAAAAGTCCACTTTGAGCATTTATGATATTAGTTTGTCCGTCTATATATTCATTATCTGCAAGGATGTAGCTTTTACCATTATCGATAAAAAATGCTCCTCCCACCAACTGTCTCAAAACTTGGATCGCATCACCCGTATATGTTTTAGATCGAGTTGTCATGTAAAACTGGCCTGTTTTTTTATCTTTCACAAAAGAATCTCCAATTTTTCCAATGGTGACATCAGGTATGTAATTGAGAAGTTTTTTGTACAAATTAAGCATCGATGTATTAGCGGCTATCGTACAATCTCCTAATATTTTTGCGTTTATATATCCATTTCCTGCATCAAAAGATTGAATTGTTGTGATAAAATCAACACCTTCACGATAGGACCAAGCTTGTTTTATATTACCAGTAAATACGATAGGAAGGTTATCGCCATATCCAGCATTTAAAGTAAATTTTCTGACTTGAGAATAGTTTGAAATATCGTATCTTAAAGCATTTCTATTCTTTTCTGAGAGATTGTAAAGCCTTACTTCACATACATTAGAAGATCCTAAATTCTTGCGAATTATTGTAAACTCAATGGTAAATGGTGGTGCTATATTTAAAACAGTTGCTCCAATGTCGATGCTTAAAAAATAATTTCTAAGAAATTTTAACTGCGACATCAGGGAGCCTTTTTACTTAAAATATTCACATAATTATCCACTTCTACGTTATCTAAAATGTAAAGAGAAAAATTGTTACTTGAGAAATCTTGAAGCAAACTTGGCTCTCTTAAAAGAGTTGTATAGCATCCTAATCCGAATGGAATTTGATTTCGGAACTGATTTAGAAAATTTGGGTTTACAGTGATACGCATGCCATTTATGATAAAGTCTTGATAAGTAAGATTTTCTATGAACCATCCCTGTTGTTGTTCGCTGAAATACAATGTCATTGTCATTACATTGCCATTATATAAAACAAACGATTGTTGTTGGTATGGACTATCGGTAATTTGTTGGATTAAATACATATTATACTGCCCCAAAAAGGCCTTGGTAAGGAGCACCTGTAGGCCCAGAAATTCCCTCAACCACCGATATACTACTAGGAGAAGTGGAAGTTCCTTGATTATTTAGTGCGGTCGATTGTAATGATCTGCGTCCATCAGAAACAGCACTACTTGGTAATGAATTTGAAGTACTTGCAAATCTGATTTGTTTGAAGGTGCATTCAAAAGTCGAGAATGTGCGCGTGTCTTCAGTTTGTATTGGTCTAAGCTGTTCAATCGCCATGTTTTTAAAGACAGCCCAAGGAGTTTGAACCGTGAATAAAAAACGGTGGATCCAGTACCCATAGAAAAACTGAAACGCAATTTGCTGTTTGGTCTGAGCACCAGCTATGGGAAAAAATTTCCCCCCTAAGCCAAAGGGCGTGATGGGCTGAAATTCCTCATTTCCAGACAGCGTCGTTGG